CGATTCGGATAGCTGAAGTGATAACCGCCTGCGAAGAAGTCCGTGCCGCTGAAAGAGGTGGTGTCGCCCGGCCCGAACACGCCGCCGATGTAGGTGTGACCTCCGAGCGAGACAGCTTCTGCCGGGGCGTAGCTGTTGTAGGCCCGCAGATTGACCGCGACGATCTTGGCTCCGCCGCCGGTGAAGCCGAATGTTGGGTTCCATGCCGACTGGTTGCTGTCATGCAGCGACAGGTTTTCGACATATACGTTCTGCGTCTGCGATGCGCCGTAGAAGATTTCGCCGCTGAAATTGCGGAACTCGCAGTCGCGCACATCGACGTTGTTCACCGTCGCCAGCGAGATGAAGCCCAGCCCCTTGTCGTTCACATTCGACCCGGCGTTGTGGTTCGCCGCGACATAGGTGACGCCGCCGTCCATCGTGATGTTGCGCATCTTGAACGTGCCGAGGGTGGCGTCGAACACATACATGCCGCCGCCCTGCCAAGGGATATGGTCGGTCGGTGTGTATTGCGTGATGACGTTCTTGCTGCCGCCCAGCGAGTTCTTGAAATTGAGCGTCGTGCCCGATGCCAAGCCCACAAGTTCGATGCCCGTGCTCGACGACACGATGAGCGGATAGCCATCCTTCGTCGGGCTGCTTGATGGCGTCAGGCGCAGCGGGCACCACAACTCATAGGCTGAATGGCCGAATGTCACCGTGGGGACGCCGTTCGCGGCCTGATAATCGAGCGCGGCCTGGATCGCAGGTTGGTCATTGATGCCCGGCGTGCCCGTCGCGCCGAACGACTCGACCGAAATAGACATGGAGCCAACAGCCCCGGCGTTCGACATCGGCACATTGCTTACCAGCTTCTGGAACACCCCGGATGCATCGAAGAAATTCAGGTCATAGGTGCCGTTTGCGATGTAAAAATCATAGTTGCCCGTGGCATCCGCAACCGCCGTGTTCGCAATGCCGGACACCGAAACGATAGGCGTGCTACTCAGATCGGAATAAATGGACTGCACCGCCGAAACCACAACGGCTTGCACGCGCCAGCCCGCAAGGCCGTCGCCGTGCCCGTTCTGAACTACGCCGATGTGATGAAAAAGCGCCATTACAGTGCCCCGCCGCCAGATGTTCTGATAATATCAATGCTGACCGATGCCGACGCGGTTTGCAATGCCGCGTCCGTAACAGTGCACGCCGCCGTTGAAAACCGTTCCTCGCCCGTGCCTAGCCCGGATTCGACAAACGTCGTCGTCGCCATGGTCGCATGGTCTATCGATGCCGAGCCGGTGCCGACTACCCACGAATAAGTGTATGGTGCCAAGCCGCCCGTTGGTGTCAACGTCGCCGCCCCGCTGCGCACCGCGCTTGTCCTGCCGGAACCGTGAACCGTGCCGGTATCCATCGCCGCCGTCATGGGCGGCGCGAATGTCTGAACCAGCCTGAGCGTCCCGCCCGCATCCTTGACCTTGAGCGTTTTCATGAACCGCACCGTGCCGCCGGTATCCATGAGCTTGAGCGTCTTGAGCGGGCGCAATGTGCCGGAACCGTCCTTGACCGACAGCATCAGTATTCAGCCAGCCAGTCGCCGGGCTGCATCGCGGGCGGCGAACCGCCTGCGGCCTGGACGAACCATTGCCCCGATGTGAGGCCCTGCGATGAATTGTGGTGATACGCTCCGCGCCCGGTGTAGATCGGTTGCGTCCCCGAAAATGCGCCTCCCGCTGCGGGCATCGCACCCGCGATCGTGGCGTTGACCGTGGCTTGCGCGTCATAGGCGCTGCGGACACCCGCCATGATAGCGCGTGCGGCGTCGTTCAAATTGGCCGGGGTGCAGTTTTCGGCAATGGAGATGCCGCCGACAGTGGTGTTGCTCGCCGGGGTCGTGCTCCAATCCGTGACATTGACCGTCATTGGCGTTTTCCGTTCATCGTGTTATTATGGCGCATGTCGCACCTCGCATGGGTCATGTTCTGGAAGACCGTCGTTTTGAGCCTGTGGGCAGCCCGTAAGAACAGGCGTATCGATCCGCACCTAGTTGCCCTGGTCCATCAGGAGTGGAACCGCCGCGCGGCCAAACAGCCCCGACTGCTGTCCTATCTGCCCCCCGAAAGTCTTTAGCCAATCGGGCCGGTCAATCAGGGCCTTAATAAGCAGCTTCTGGCCCGGCTTGGTAGCGCCCGCCGAGAGTAGTCCCAAAATCCCTAGGCCGGTTCCCGCGCCTCCTGCGGCACCCTCGCCACCACCCGACGAATAGCCCGCACCCGCGCCCAAGGTGCCAGCACCCAGAAGCGTTTGCAGGGCCAACCGTGCGCCCGTGCCGCTGTCAGGCACCTTGGACGGCAGAACTGTCTGCCCCGCATCGGCAAGGTCGCCGAACATGAGGCCCCCGCCATACTTGTTGTTCGAGGCATAATCGGCGTTATTCAGTTGCGCCGGGGTGAAAGTCTGGACCTCACCCGAGCCGCTGCCGTTCTTCGCGGCTTGCACGGCTTTGTCGAGAATGCTGGCCCCGCGCCATGCCTGATCGGCCTGCCCCAAGCCTGACACAACGTCCCGCCCGCCACCGCGCAACATCTGCGCCTTGAGCGCATCCTGTGCCTTGGAAATTGCGTCGCGGTAATCTTGCTCGAAACCGGGCTTGGTCACTTCGGCTTTGTATCCCGACAGCCCGCGCATTGTCTGTTGATAGCTGTCGCCGGTCATCGCGCCTTGATCCATGATCGGGCCGATGCGGTTCTTCCAGGCTTGGTCAAAGCCCGTGGCGAGGTCGGGCCGCAGTTGTGCACCCGCTTGGCCCGCCTGTGCCATGTCCTGCCCGAACTGCGCATCAAGCGGCACATTCGCCCCCGCCGTCGCCCGGTCATAAGCACCGCTGGCCTGCTGGCGCAAATCCTGCACGCCCATATTGCCGATGCTCGGCGTGCTCGCCCCGATCGGTGCGCCCGCGTCCTGAAATGCGGCGCGGTTGAACCCCTGGAAGCCCTCGCCGTAGCGCGCGGCCACCTGATTGCCGACGAACGGCAGGCTCGTTGCGGCATTTTCGAGCTTCTGCACACCGCCGCCCATCAATTGTCCAACCGTCAACGGCACGCCACGGTCACGCAGCAGTTGTGCCGCCGCCTTGATCTGCGCACCGCTTGCCACACGCCCGGCCAACTTGCCGACACCCAGGCCCAGTCCAGTGCCCAACGCCGCCGCGCCCGCACCGCCAACCGGATCGCCGTTCTCCAAGCTACCCCGAATGCCGCCGTAAACCGTGTTCGTCAGGGCTTCCTTTGCCAGCCCGGTTTTGCCCTGTGCGGCAAGGATGGCTTGGGCGATAGCGGGTGCATCACCACCGACCTTTGCCGCAATCTTGCCGATGCCCATGCCCGCGACTTTGCCCAGCGCCCCGGTGCCCGCGATCGTGCCCGCAACATCACCGGCCATAGACGAACCGGGGTTCAGCGCATCGAGGCCGGTCATCTGATCCGGGGCGATGGCATGAAGCGCACCGAACCCCGCCGCGTTGACAGCACTGGCCAGAGCCGTGCCTTCGGGTGTCATCAATGCCGCGCCCGCCGCTTGGGCAATCGGACTGCGGTTGCCCGACCCGCAGCCTGCGCCGCCGCGGCCATGCCTTCAACGCCCTTGTGTGCCACAAGCGCGTCCTGCACCGCTTTCGCCACTGCCAAGTCCTGCGGGGTCGAATATGTCCGGCCGGACGTGATGCCACCGGGTGCGCCGACATTCGGGCCACCGGGGATCGGGCCGATTGGGCCGGGAGGCGAACCCGGCGGGGGTCCGCCAGCGGGAGGGCCACCGGGAACATCAGCAAAAAGCGGAGGCGGCGATCCGCCCCCCTGCTGCGGCGCGGGTGCGAAAGGTTGCGGCGCATGGCCGGATGGCGTCAACCCATAGTCCGCCAGCTTTTCCGGCGCATACGTTTCGAGCACCTGCTTAGCCTGTGGCGAGATAAAGTCGCCAAGGTTGAAATTCGGGCCGAGCAATTGCTTGTATTTGGTCTGCAAGGCGTCAAAACGCGATGAAATGTCATGAATGTTGTTGAACGTGCCGGACTTTTTCTGCGCAGTGGACTGGTTCGGGCTGTTGTTGGCGAGAAAACGGGTCAGGTCCGCCTCTGCCCCGCCGCCGTTGCGAAAAAAGTTGGTTGTTTCGCCAGCCAAATCAGAAGCAGTCTTGTTGTAATCGGTGATGCCCGACTGGCCCAAGATATGTTGATCGAAGGCGTTCTCTACCGAATTGGCTGGCGTGAATGCATGGCCAGCGGTGCCGCTGATCTGGGATGCAAGCCGCCCCTGATGCTCAAGCGCGGTGTTGTAGAATTTCACATCCTTTGCATCGGCACCCGATACCAGCGCGGCGCGCGCTTTCCCCCGTTCCCCCGGCTTGGTCAGGTCAAACGCCGGGTCTGCCTGAACCACATCATCGATTGTCTGCTTCCAGTCCGGGGCGACGAGCTGGCGCGGCGACAACGGCAGACGACCATCAATGATCGCGTTCGCCTTCTCGGCGCGGATTTTGGGGATCGATGCCAAGTAATCCTGCCCGGTGAGGTTGCTGGTTACGCTCGACACTACAGGCGTGATCGAACCATCGGGATGCAGATCGTAACCCTTTGCCTTTAGATCAACAACGTCCTTGGCATGGGCATCGTTGCGTGCTTTGGCCGCTAGGGAAGCCGCTGCCGCTGCGCGCTGGTTTTCCTGCGCACGAATGGCGTCGTTCTGTGCCGCACGGTGCGCAATGACGGGATTTGGCGCGACCGCATAGGTGCCGCCAGGCTGCGGTGTGCCCCAGTTCATTTCCCAAGGCTGCGGCATTACTGGCCCCCCATCCGCGACACGATATTCTGGCCGTATGCCCGCGTCTTCGGCCCCCACATCGAACGGTTGGAACCGCCGAAATAATACATCGCCGCGCTCTTCGGATCACCTTGACCTGCCTGCCATGCCTCGCGCGCCGCCGCCTCGGTAATCGCGTTCTGATAGGCTTGCGCGTCCGGCCCTTTGCCCGCCATCAAGTCCGGGCGATAAGGCAAGCCCTGCCGCGCGGCAAGTGTCTGCGCCGTAGCGGGCATCACTTGGCCCACACCCATCGCACCCGAACCTTCCGTGTTTGCCACGCCATACCTGCCGCCGCTTTCCTGCCCGATGATGGCATTCTTGAACGTCCCGTAGTCACTATTGAAAGGTGCTGCCGCCATTGCTGGCGGCACCTCCAATCTGTTCCCAAGATGCCGGATCGTTCGGATGACCGCCCTTGTAGCGATGCCCGTTGACGACTTGCCCCACCGTAGGCCCACCGGCGGGCATGCTTTGGGCACCTGCACCCATCGTCGGCGGCGCAACCCACTGGTAGCCCGTTTCCGGCGATCCTACGAGGTTCGGTTGGTGCTGTGCCAATGTCTGCGCACGCTGCGCCGCGAGGGCTTGGCCTTGCGGGCTTGAGGGATCGATGCCACCCGCAATCAGGGCGCGGGTAAATTCATCGGGTGCCTGGTGCGTGTTCTCATACTGCCGCTTGGCCTGAAAATCCTGCATCGCCGCGACACGTTGCGCCTGTGCCAGCAACTGCTGCTGCTTGAACTGCTGGTCCTCGCGCATCGCGGGCAAGTATGTCGCCTGCCCCCCGTTTGCCACCGTCAGCCCATCCCCGATCGTGCCGAGCACACGCGACAGAACGCTAGGCGTGCCGTCGTCTGCGGGTTGCGCGCCGGGTGTGGGAGCAGGCACCTCGCCATCGGGTGACGGCGCAAACATGGACGCGGAAACAGGCCAGTTCGGGTTTTGCGGCCCGAGCAAGTTGCCGAAAAGACCCATCACTGCACCTCCCAGTATTTCACGGTCATCATCCCGCGCCGCTCCGGCCCCAGCGCGCCGGGCTGCATTGCGGCAACGTCTTGCGCCATGACGCCCATCCGAACTTCGTCCTCGCCCTTGTAGCGGAACGTATAGACCGGCAACCCGCCGTCGGTCATACCGACGCGGCGAATGTCATCCTTGAGCCTGACATCACTGGCAGCCGCGAATTTGCCCGCGGTGCTCAGCACAGTGCCCAAGAAACTGCCAAAATTGTCCGGCTTGGTCTGCTGCTGCGTCCCGTAGGAACCGAGCAGGCCCCCGATCCCGCCCGCGTATTGCGTCGCGGCGTTCAACGGCAAGCCCGCCGCCGTTTCCGTGGCCCCGAGCAACGGCGCGATGCCCACAACCTGCCCCGCCGCGTTCGATGGGGCCTGCCCTGCTGCCTGTGCCTGCAATTGCTCTTGGTTCTGATAGTCCTGAAAGCGCAGCGCCGTGTCGTTCTGCCCGATGTTGCGGCTCACTACGTCGCTCGCTACCGAACCCGCCGGGCTTATCCCCCGCGTGCCCAGACTCGCCGCCGTCTGGTTGCCGACTTGTGCATCACTGTTGCGCAGCAGTTCATCGAGTTGCGGATTTTGCCCCGGTGGATGACCGAGCGTGTCGGTGATGTATTTCTGCTGCGCATTGATCGCGGGGTTGCCCGCATTGTATTTGTCGAGCAGCGACGGCACCAGACTGCCGATCTGGTTGGCGTAACCCTGAATTGCCGGGGCCTGCTGGTTGTAAACGCCCGCCAACGTGCCCGCCGCAGCCGTGCTCTGTGCCGGTGGCGTGTTGACTGTCGTGGTTGTGCCCCCACCGCTCAAACCCATCAGTTCAATCCTTTAACCAACCGCACCCTGTCGCGCACGAACCCGCGCGACCGCAATGCCTTTTCCCAGCCGCCCCGGCTTTCTACCGCAGCACAATCCAGACCCGCCAGTTTCCCAGCCTCACAAGCCTGATCGCAAAGCTCCAGAACGCTCGAAAGCGTCCCCGCCGCGAACATGGCGTGAAGCTCACTAGCACCGCCCGGATAATGCCGCCGCTCGACGCCCAAGACAGCGCCATCATTGTGCAAAAGCGCAATCCGGCCCTCGCAAATCGCCGTTTCAACCCATTCCAGCGGATAATACCGTTCATCGAGCAGCCCCGCGATCTCCGCACGATGCCGCCCGTATGCCTCCCGCGCTTCGGCTGAGAGGATGCAAGTCACTAGATGCCGTCACATTCGTTGACATAAAGCGTGCCCGTGCCCGAAGCGAGAATGCCCGCAACGAAAATGCCGTGCGTGGTAAAAATCTCCACCGACCCCGCCGCGATCGACTTGCACCCCGGCGTCGGCGAGGCATAGGTGCTGCCGGTAAGCGCACCGGCAACCGGGATAACCGCCGCCGCCGCGTTGGTAGTGCCGAACGCGATGAACGCCGTGGCCGTGCTGTCGTTATGCACCCGCACCTGGCGCATGCCCGTTGACCCGGTATCGCCGAACTGCGTGTTCGCGCTCGTTGTGGTCAGCGGCAGGATATAATTCGCACTGACCTTGACGCGGATCGGAAATTGCATTGCCTAAACTCCTACCAGAAATTGTTCCACGCCGCTCCATCGAATCCCCGCAGCTTGTGCGTGGTCGAATCCCAATAGACCCAGCCCTCTTTCGGGTTCGGCGGCGCGGCGGTCGGCTTGAACTTGATAAGCAGAGGGTTTTGCCTGTCCCGGATCGCCGCCGCGACAAGGCGTGGCCAGTCCGGGCGCTCCGCACTTTCGGGAACCAACGTCACCGCACGCCCCCCGCCGAACATTCAAACTCCATACTCTCAATAATCGACCAAGCCGTGCCCGCCGCATAAGTCAGGGTGGGCTTCACGAACCGGCCCGAATGGCGCAGCGGCATGTTGCCCGAGGCCCGCAAGGCCGTCACCGTGCGCACATTGGGCGCATCGCCCAGCCGTTCCCGCGCATCTACCGCCAGCGTCATGCCCGATGCCGCATCGGTGATAGGCCGCACATTCATCAACCGCGTCCGCCGCGTCTCGGTCAATTGCAGAAAGCTGCCCTCGAAAGTTGTTTGCAGCGTCGCCCCCGTGAATGTCCCCACAGCCCCGGCCTGCACCGCGTAAAGCCGGGGCGCACCGCCCGCGAACCGTGGATCATCAAGCGAATAGGGCATCGTGTCCAGATTGGTGTAGATTGCCGCCACCTGCTCCAATGTGAGCGACGACGCGAAGCCCGCGAATATCCCGTCAACCGCCAAGCTTCCGGTAGTCCAGTTGTTCAGCTCGAAATTGTAAATCCACAGCGTGCCCGGCGATCCGGGAATGCACCACATCACCAGCTTGCTTTCCGGGTCCACCGCACAAAACATGCGCTCATAGTCATCCCTTGGAACCAGCGAACGGAACGTGCGGTCAACCTTCTCCGATCCGATCGGGCGCAACTGCTGCCCGTTAGCCAGCGCCATGAACCCCCGGTCGGAGAGGAAGAACACGTCATGGCCCACAGCCGCGATCGAGGCTTTGCACGCACACCCGAAATTCGGGCTAATCTCGTTATAGGCGAACGGTGCCAAGCTGTCCCCCGTCCGGTCCATCCGCACCAGCCGTTGCCGTTGCAGGATGATGCCGTATTCACCCCCCGCCAGCCCCATGACCTCGCCGCCGGTCAGCATCGGTTGCGTCGTCGCCGTTGCGCCCGCGCCCGCCGGGTTCCAGCCCGTGTCCGAATTGAAGTCGCTGGTGTAAATCCCGATCAGGTCAGATGCCGCCTGCCCGATCACCACATAATCGCCCACCACGGCCACGCAGACCCCCGCAGGTGCGCCTGAGATGGCCGTGCTGGCAACAGTGCCCGTCAGCGTCGTTTTATACGTCACAGCCCCGTTGACGCTAACCACGTCGTTGCCGAACTGCGTGAACCGCCATTTGCCGGTCACGGTCAGCCCGGTCAGCAGCGAGGTCCATGCCCCCGCCGCATACTGATAAAGCCCCGTGTCCGTGCCCACCAGCAGCACCGCAATTCCCGCGCCGCCGATGAAAGCCCCGCCGCCGCGAAACGGGCCGGGCAAGGCATTGCTGATCGCCGCGACCGCTTTCAACGGGTGATAGCCGTCCGCCGAACGATAGGTGTTCTCCGCCGTGTTCAGGCCGCCGCCCGTCGAATCGAGGTCCGGGGTGTAATCCGGTAGCGGAAGCGGAACGATCACGGGTAAACCTCAAGCCGTGGCACCAGCGGCCCGGCATAGCGCTGCCGGATCAGCCATTGCCGCGTATCCTCCAGCATCCCCTCGAACATGTTCTTGAACAGCGCCGCGCGGCTGTCATTGGCGACATAGCCCTCCGCGAACAACATCGCGCCGAAGAAATACACGTCCGGGTGGTTGGCGAGGATCAGGTTCGACTGGTTCGCGGCGGAAAGAAACGGGATTTGCGGGCGGTAGTTGACCGAGAACGTCGCATCCGCCGTTGCGGGCCAGACGTGGAACTTGGCCGCCTCCAAGCTGAACCCGAACGGCAAAGGCCCGCTTGGCCGTAGGTCCGCATCGTATTCCGTTACTTGGTCGAGCGTCTTGAACCCCGCGCCGTAAGGAAACCGCACTGTCAGGATTTGGCCGAATGTCGCGGGCAGGTCAGCCACGCCTCCGACCGTGGTGATGGCGATGCTCTGGTCCTGGAACAACGGGTGCAGCACCCGGCGCAACCGCGCTTCCGCCAACGCAATCATCGATGGGATCGAGCCGGTCAGGTCGCTGCGGTCCATCCAGTCCGCAATGACGGCCTGCAATTCGGCGTAGGTGTCGAATGCGAGGTTGGCGGGGACGGAAAATGTGGTCATCGATCCGCCCCTAGATCACAATCCGCGCCATGCCCGGCACAAGGTAGCGATAATCCGAATCCATCAGCTTCTTCGCGATGCCGTCCACATGGTCCGGGTTCCACAGGTCTAACCCTTCCCCGACCAACCATTTCAACCCTACCGAAGCGGGGATATGGCCGACCATGGGCATGTCCTTGCGCATGTCCGGGGGCGCTGCGCGTTTGTTGCGGTCCATCACCGCATCCGCGTCATGGCCTTCGTAGCGGACCTGAACGTCGCCGTCGTTGTCGCCGTCACGGATGAATTTCTTGACGCCGTTCCACCAGCCATCATCGATGCATTCCCAGTCAGAGCCGCTTGGCATGGCCGCGCTCGATCAGGATTGCCGCTATTTCCGGGGACACAACGGGCTTGTCGCCTTTGTCGCTGCGCTCGCCCTCGTTGCCCCAAACGCCGTCACGCAGGATTTCCACCATCACGTCGCCGTCCTTGCGCGGTCTTGCCATAAGCACTCCTTTGGGGGCAGCCCGAAAGCCGCCCCCGCAGTTCATCAGGTCAGATCGGCGACTGCCCCGCTCGCGGCCTCATTGAGGCAACGGAGCGCGGTTTCCGTTCGGAGCGCCTTGCGGGTGGCAAGACCCGTGGTGGCGAGGTCGAACGTGATCAGCGCTTCGCCTACCGCGATGTCCCAGTATTCGGGATCGACGATCAGCGCATCACGCGCGGAAGCGAAGCGGTCCGGCACGAAGGCGATCTTGCCGAAGTCGGACAGGTAAACGTCCGCACCCGCCACGATCGTCAGGTTGCCGTCGCGCTTGTCGTTGTCGATCCGGTTGACCGCCAGACCGGCAAACGCCGCCTCGTTCTGCTTCTGCGTGCCGTTGGTCACGACCATCTTGGGATTGCCGCCCGAGCCCCAGATGCCTTGCAGCACGGTCTTGAGCTGGCTTTCCGCGTATGACCGCTGCGTGCCGTTGGTGGCGGCGGCAACGATCGACGCCGAGAACCCGCCGTTTGCACCGGTGGGATGGCGCGACGTATTGGTAACGAGCCACGCCAAAGCACCAGCGGTGTTGCCCGCCGTGCCCGCCGCCGCCGCCACCGAAGCGTAGTTGCCGGTGTAGCGCTTTTCCTGGTCGGTCATGATTTCACGCGCGGCCTTCATGAGTTCGCGCGCCAGTTCCGAGCGTCGCCCGGCCTTGGCGGTCCACTCCACGGTGGTCGAAGAACCGACAACTTTGGTGAAGATTTGCGTGTGCGTGCCGACCCGCGTGGTGTTCGGACGCGGGGTGTTGGCCAGATCATCGCCCTGGATCGACGCGTTCGAAGCATTGGCCGCAACGAGCGTGTCGGTCTGCCATTCGGTGTAGGTATTCTTGGCAGTCGAGCGCCCGATCGCCTTCATGAACGGCGCATCATCGGGGAAAAGCTCTGCGATCTTGTTGGAAAGGTCTTCGCGGACGCCAACGCGCGCCACGTTCTGGATTGTGTTGCTGGGAACAGCCATGATGAAAAATCCATCTAATGCCGGTTAAGGCGAGTGGGAAAGCCGACGCCTCGCGACGTTGGCAAGCGGCGGGGCTACAGCCCCATGTAGTCGGCGAATGCTTCCGCTTGGGCATCCCGCCCCTTGGCTGCGGTTACACGTTGCCAACTGTTGGCCCTGTCCGCCCTCGCGTCTGCGTGGGGTGCGGCACCCGGCCGGAGGGTCTTGCCTTTGGCGGCGCGAACCCTCTCCATTGATTTGGCATTTGCGCTGTCGAACTTGCCCGCCTTTGCCTTCCACTCCGCAACCTGCTTCAAAGCCTTGAAGTCCTGGCTCGATGCCGTGTTTTCGAACGCCACCGGGTCAAGGCCGATCTCTTGGACGAGTTCGAGGCTCTGCTTCAGATAATCGTTGCGCGTGGTCGGGTCCGCCAGTTCCGGCACGGTCAGCAAGTCCATGGCGCGCGCATGGTTGTCCACGGCAACGGCTTGGGCTTGGCTCCCGGCCTTCATGGTCTGCACCTGCTGCATAAACTTGTCATGCTGGGCAAGCGCATTGTCATGCTGGCGGCAAGCGATCAGGTATGCGGTTTCGGTCTGATATTGGGCGGGGTCGGGTTCGCGGGGTGCGAACGCCTTGCCGACCTCTTCCAGCCTTGCCGCGTATTCGGTCTGCGCATGTGCGTCGGCTGCTGCTGCGCGCGCTTCCGCGTCGCGCTGGGCTTGGGCAGCCTTCGTGGTTGCTTCCTGCACTTGGGTATTGCGGCGGGTTTCCGCTGCCGCCCATGCAACCTGGGCTTCCGAGGGAAGCTGGCTAAAGGCGGCTTTTTCCTCCGCGTTCAGACTTACGGGCGGGTCGATGGCCTTTTCAGGTTCGGCGTCCGGTTCGTCTGCTTGATCCTCGGCGGGTTCCGGCGCTTCGAGGTCGTCACCCTCTACTTTGCCTTCGTCGACTTCGGATTCCTCGTCCTGTTCATCACCGAACAGGAAATTCTCAAAGTCCGCCGCCTTGTCGCTCGCACTTACGGGCGCACTGGCAGCTTCGGGCGAACCCGATGGGCTGGTCATTGTGCTTCTTCCTCAATTGCGCACGGGGCGCGGCCTACCGCCTGATACGGGCGATGTTGTTGCGGGCTTCGGCGGCAATTTTCTCAGCCTCCAGTTGCCCCGATGCGATCACGCCAAGCACTTGCCGGTCGATCTCGCGTGCGATCCGGTCCGCCAGCGCGTATTCGTAAATCTTGTCCGTTTCCGACATGCCCAAAGCCGCAGCCGCCTCGAAATATCCCCGGCGCACCGCAAGGATCATATCGGCCAAGCCGTCCTGCTCCTGGTAAAACATCTGCCAGCGCTGGCCGCGTTCCACCGCGTCCTTGCCGAGCAATAGGCGGGCGTGGTCAACCGTGTTGATGGCGAGCCGCGCACACAGCCACAGCGCAAAGCGGGTCAGCAGTTTACGCACCACTTACAGCCTCCTCCCGCGTCGGTCCGGGGAAGCTGGACCACCTGCTCATGCGGCACCGTTCATCGCCTTGTCCCGCATGATGTCCTGCTTCGATAGTTCAAGCGCCGCCTGAATGTGCGTGCGCGCCTGTTCCGCGTCGGCCCGCTGGCTCTCCGCCTGCAACATCGCATCGGCCTTGATCTGCGCGGCCTGAATCGATGCATCCGCACTGGTCTGCGTGGCATGGACCTGCACCGCCGCCTTCTGCTGCTCCGTTCCGGCCTTGATCTGCGCCGTCTGAACCTGTGCCTGCGACTTGGGGTCAACCGGCGGGTTCTGTGCGGCCTGTGCCTTCTGTTCCGCCATCTGCTGGCCTTCGGGCGACTGCGGGTCGATCCAGAAATCATCGCCCGTGCCCAAGCCCATGTCGCGCACCAGCCCGTCCATGGCGTGAAATACATTCTTGTCGCTCACAAGGCCCTGCATCTTGCCCTCGGCCATCAACGGGGCCATCGCCATGCGATACTGAATCCGCTGCGTCTTGCGGTTCGTGCCCAGCCCGACGCGAATGGTCATGTTCATGTCTTCGGGCCACGTCATCGGCGAAACCGTGCGATACTGCCCGTCAACCTTGATCTTGAACGGGTCGGCATCCAACCGCATCAGCCGGTATTTCTTGGCGAACACCCGGCCCACCGTCGCCGCGAGCTGGTAGGCAACCATCTCTTCACCCTGCTGGCCCTGTGCCTGCAACATCGCCTGGCCGCCCATGGTCTTGTTGAGCGTGTCCGCGTCCAGCCCCTGGTTCAGCCGCGTGATGCCCGTCCGGCTCTCGCGCTCGCCCGTCATCCATTCCATCACGGTCAACGAATGGGCAACGTCGAAATTCGAAGCCAGCGCCTGCACCGAATTGGCCCCACCGCGCACCCGGATCGGGCTGCCGGGGATCGGGTTCAGAATATCGCTATACGTGTCCTCGGTGATGTTGTTCGTGTCAACGATCGGGCGCGGCATGTTCGCGAACGCCATCCCGTCGAACAACTGCCGTGCCACGAATGAACGGGCAAGCTGAATGTCCATCACCTTGTCCGCCAGCGAATACCCGACCAGCCTGTGTTCACGCGGGAACGGGCAAAATACCCCGAACGGCTGTTCGTCCACCGGCTCAATCGAAGGCTCCCCGCTCTCCGCATCAAGCAAAATCTCGGTATCGACGCGATAGACCTTGACGCGCTCCGCAATGCCGTCGTCGTCCATGTCAACCCGCACATATTCCTCGCACAGCAACACCTTTTCCAAGGCGGGCGAAGTCTCGTCCGTCACGAACTGGTCAAGCGTCGGGCTGACCGGGTTGCGCGTGATGAACGACGTATTATGCCCCGGCAGGCTATAGACCTGCACCCGGTCGAAACCCATCTCCACCAGTTCCGAGCGCGTCTTTTCGCACACATGGCACAGGTAGTTGGCGCTATCCTCGTCCCGCGCTTCCGGGCTGAACCGGAACTCCGTGGTCGGCACCGCGTAGTCCTTGAACCGCTTCTCGGTCTTGACGGTCTTGACCGTGGCGCTTGCCATGCCTTCACCTTCGTCCGGGTGCTCCTGAACGTCGCTAAGCTCCGCATCGTCCGGCAGCAGCCCGACGTGCATCACATGGCCTTTGACCCGCTCCTTGCTGGTTTTCTCGACCGTCTCCATCACCGTCTTGATGATGCCTATCTTCTTTTTCAGCCCGTCGAACAGGCAATCATGCAGGATGGCAAACCCGTTCTGCTGGCGCTGAAATATGTAGTTGATCGCCGCGCTGGCATCGTCCGCCGCCTGTTCGTCGCCTTCGTCCGTCGCCTCGAACTCAACCACCCTGTCGCCGCTGTTGAACGTCCGCAGCACCGATTGGCCCATGTAGTCGATCGTCTCCTGAACATCGGGCAGCACAATCTGCGAGCGGCCCTCGACCTCGTTCTGGAACGGCTGGCCCTCGTAATAGCGTTCCGCCTGGCGTTGGAGGATCAAAATCTGGTCATGGTATCCGTCCGCGATGCGAAATTCGCGCATGAGGATCGCGGCAAGCTCGGTTGTGCCCATGCCTTGCGGGTCGTTCATACCATCCCCCGCGTCAAGTTGCTCATGTCGAGTTTTTGCGCCTTCGC